CAAATTGATAATAGAAATTTCCTATCTCCAGTAGGATTTAAATTTTCTTTGGCAAAAAACTCAAAAGTTTCATTTTTTTGTAATTCTGCAAGAATACCAGAAATTACACTTTCTCTGAATACACAATCAACATACTTAAAAGATCTTGATGTTCCTGGAGATAAACTTACATATGGTGACTTATCTTTAAGATTCTTGGTAGATGAGAATTTAGAAAATTATATGGTAATTCATAACTGGTTGACTGGTCTTGGATTTCCAGAAACAACTCAACAATATGATGATTTAATTACAATTCCAAATGATCAAACAAAACCTCAAGACCCATTGAGAGGATTTAGTGATGGAAGTCTTTATATTTTGAATAGCAATTATAATACAACCGCAATTGTAAAATTTAAAGATCTATTTCCAATGTCAGTAACTTCTTTAGACTTTGATGCAACTCAAACAGATATTCAATATTTTACGGCAGATGTAACTTTTAAGTATACCGTGTATAATATCCTTGATAATAACAATCAACCCTTATAATGTCAATTGACTTAGAAAAACTACAAGAAATGTGGCAGAAAGATTCTATCATAGACCCTGATAACTTACACGATGAATCTTTAAAAATTTCTCAACTTCACGCAAAATATTACACCATATACAATACAATAACTCTTCTTCGGGAAAAGGCAAGAGAAACTTATAATAAAGTTCGGTTAGAACGATATAACTACTACACAGGAAAGGCACCAGCAGAGGTATATGTCGAAGAACCATTTCCGTATAAGGTAAGAGAAAAGGATGCCATACAGAGGTATATGGACGCTGATGAGAGACTTTCAAAAATAGATTTAAAAATAAAATACTATGATATTACTCTTAAGTTTTTGGAAGAAGTAATCAAGATGATTTCGAATAGAAATTATTCCATTAAAAATACAATAGAGTTTATGAAGTTTCAAGCAGGATATAACTAACCGAATAAATACCTACAACTGATACATTATGAATGTCTCATTTGATAATTTCAAAAAAGAACGAAGTATATTTGATAATCGAAGCAGAACCTCATATTTACTACGAATTGAAAGACTCATTTCAATTTGAAGTTCCTAATGCAAAATTTTCACCATCTTACAAAAATAAATGGTGGGATGGAAAAATTTATCTGTTTAATGTAAATACAAAAGAAATATATGTTGGTCTTTTAGATAAGATAATTCAATATTGCAAAGATTATAATCATACTTATGAATTTAAAGATAATAAATTTTATGGTCTCCCTTTTGAAATAAATGAAAATATTTCTTTAGAAGGAGTTAAAGATTATGTAACATCAATTTCAAAACACACTCCAAGAGATTATCAATTTAAAGGAATTTATGAAGCTCTTTATCATAATAGGAAGGTAATTGTTTCACCAACTGCTTCCGGAAAATCTTTAATGATATATTCTCTTGTACGATATTATACAGAAAAAGAAAATAATATTTTAATTATTGTTCCGACAACATCTTTGGTTTCTCAACTTTATAAGGATTTTGTTGATTATGGTTGGAATGCAGAGGAACACTGCCACCTGATTTATTCTGGTAAAGAGAAAGAAGATAACAAAGAAGTTTATATTTCAACATGGCAGTCACTCTATAAGATGCCAAAAAAATACTTTCAAAAATTTAATTGTGTGATTGTTGATGAGTGTCATACTGCAAAGGCTAAGAGTATTGTTTCGATAATGACTAAATTATGTGATGCAAAATATAGATTTGGATTTACTGGAACACTTGACGGTATTGAAGTTAATAAATGGGTTCTGGAAGGTTTATTTGGACCATCATATAAAATTATAAAAACAGATGAACTAATGGAAAAAGGTCATCTAGCAAAATTAGATATTAAAGTTTTATTGCTTAAACATTTACCTCAGAGATTTGAATTATATGAAGATGAAATTCAATATTTAATTAATCATCAACAAAGAAATAATTTTATTAAAAATCTTTCACTTGATTTAAAGGGAAATACTTTAATTCTATTTGCGAGAGTTGAAGGGCACGGACAACCTTTATATGAACTTATAAATAGTAGCAAGACTGATGATCGCCAAGTATTCTTTGTTCATGGTGGTGTGAATACAGAAGAAAGAGAATTGGTTCGTGAAATTACAGAAAGAGAAAATAATGCAATTATTGTTGCATCTTATGGAACTTTTTCAACTGGAATTAACATTAAGAATTTACATAATGTGGTATTTGCATCTCCAAGTAAATCGAGAATAAGAAATCTTCAGTCAATTGGAAGAGTCTTAAGAAAAGGTGATAAAAAAATAAAGGCAACATTATATGATATTGCTGATGATATAAGTTACAAATCAAGAAAAAATTATACCTTAAATCATTTAGTTGAAAGAATTAAAATATATTCTGAAGAAAACTTTAATTACGACATTATAAACATACCGCTAAAAAACTAATGGGAGATGAGTTTTATTGTATTTTAAAATTAGTATCAGGTGAAGAAATTTTATCACTAATAATGATAGATGAAAATAATGGTGATCCAATTATTATTTTACAAAATCCGGTGACTATGAAACCATCATTATCTTCTGATGGAAAGTATTATGTCAAAATAAATCCTTGGATGGAAATGACAAATGATGATATATTTTTTATTAAATTTGATAAGGTAATAACAATGACTGAAACAAAGGAAAGTAGATTAATTCAATTATATGAGTATTATCTTAATAATTCAGATGAAGAAGTATATAAGTCATATGGTGAAGTAAATCCTTCAACAGTAAAAGGTTATGTCACTTCTGTAAAGGAAGCAAGAAAGAATTTGGAAAATCTCTTTAAGGATTGTAAAGAACTCTAATACTTACCCTTCAAAAGCAACAAACCTATTCTATACAGATTTCAAAGACTTGTCAAGCCCTATAAAGATATGTTATAATAAAGCAGAACTCACACAGCAAGTCCGATGCCATGCCAAAAAAGAAATCAGAACATTATGTAAATAATAAAGAGCTACTGGAAGCTCTTATTGTTTATAAATCTAAAGTCGAAAAGGCATCAGAGATATACTTTGAGAAGTATGATAAGTATCCACCTAAGTCTGGTGCATGGGAAGGAAAACCTAGAATTCCAAATTATCTTGGGGAATGTTTTTTAAAAATTGCCACACACCTTTCATATAAACCAAATTTTGTGAATTATATGTTTAGAGAGGATATGTGCTCTGATGGAATTGAAAATTGTGTTCAATACATTCATAATTTTAATCCAGAAAGGTCTCAAAATCCATTTGCGTATTTTACTCAAATTATTCACTATGCATTTTTGAGAAGAATTCAAAAAGAAAAGAAACAATTGGAAATTAAGACTAAAATTATTGAAAGAACCGGATTTGATGAAGTTATGACTGTTGATGATGGATTACTTTCAGGAAACAATAGTGAATACAACAGTATGAAAGATGCTATTCAGTATAGAAACGGAAATCGATGAAATTGCTCCGTAATGTTTAATAATTATAAATAGTTATAGCATTACGGAGCATTATGCCTAATCAATATAGTGGCATTGGAAGACAGAATAGATTACAGGCAATAGAAGAAGGTAAGAAAACTTATGAGGGTTCTACTGCCTGCAAACATTGTGGTAGTTATGAAAAATATGTATCCATTTCTAGTTGTGCCCCCTGCCTTAAAAAGAAAGGATTGGAAAAATTGAATAATGAAGAGTTGATGAAACCTTATAGGACAAAGGAGAAAGGTAAAAAAAGACTCGATAAATGGAGAGAAGAAAATTATGAAAAATATAAAGAGCAGTGGGGAAGATATCCAGAAAAAAATAATATGCGAGCATCTAAAAGAAGAGCAGCAGTAAGAAATCAAACCCCAGATTTAACAGAAGAGCAGGTAAAGGAAATATTGACTATCTACGAAGAGTGTAGTAGGATATCTAATGAAACTGGTATTCCTCACGAAGTAGACCATATCATCCCCATATGTAAAGGTGGATTACATCATCCAAATAATCTTCAAATTTTAACTATGAAAGAAAATCGTAGCAAAGGTGGTAAATGAAAATCGGAATTTTTACGGACAGCCATTTTGGCGCAAAAAAAGGATCTAAACATCTTCATGATTATTTTGAGTTATTCTATAAAAATGTATTTTTTCCCACTCTGGAAGAACATGAAATAAAAACTGTTATTCATATGGGAGATGTTTTTGATAGTCGTAAATCAATTGATTATCAAAGTTTAGAATGGGCAAAGAGAGTTGTATTTGATCCACTTAAAAAATATGAAGTTCATATGCTTGTGGGTAATCATGATTGTTATTTTAAAGATTCAAATCACGTCAATTCTCCTGAACTTCTTCTTCAGGATTATTCTAATATAAAAACTTATAGTTCTCCCACAAATACTAAAATTGGTGGAATTGATATAACTTTAATTCCCTGGATTTGTAGTGATAATTATGAAGAAACTTTAAAGGTAATTCAAAAGTCAAATGCAAAGATTTCGATGGGTCATCTTGAACTTCAGGGATTTTATGTAAATAAACACCTTGTGATGGATGATCATGGTATGGACTCAAATATTTTTTCAAAATTTGAAAAGGTATTTTCTGGACACTATCATACTCGTTCCGATAATGGAAAGATTTTTTATCTTGGTAATCCTTATGAAATGTATTGGACTGATGTCAATGATATTCGTGGATTTCATATTTTTGATACTGAAACTTTAATACATACCTCAGTCAACAACCCATATAAATTATTTTACAACATTTATTATGATGATACTCCATATCAAACATTTGATGCATCAAAATATTCAAATAAAATCGTAAAAGTAATTGTTCGTAAAAAATCAAAACCAAAAAGTTTTGAAAAATTTATAGACAATCTTTATAAGATTGGAGTTCAAGATTTAAAAATTGTTGAAAATTTTGAAATTAAAGAAAATGAGGATTTTGTAGTCGAAGAAGAAGAGAATACAATTTCTGTTTTAAATCGATATATTGATGAGTCGGAATTTAATTTTGATAAGAATATTATCAAAGGCATATTTGAAAATTTATACAAGCAGGCATGTGAAATCGAATAAAATGTTTCTTCTCACTCTCAAGGGTCGGAAAGATGATGGTGCATATGCAGTACAAGATCGATATGGAGAAAAGGTTTTATTTTTATTTCAAGAAGAAGATGATGCAATTCGATATGCTATGATGCTAGAGTATGATGAAAATTATGAAAAGGAAATGGATATTATTGAAGTTGACTCTAAACTTGCTATAAAGACTTGTCAAATTAATAATTATAAGTATGCCGTAATTACTCCAAATGATATTGTAATTCCTCCTAAAAATGATAATATTTAAAAAAATTAGGTATAAAAACTTTTTAAGTTCAGGAAATCAATTTATGGAGATTGATTTCCAAAAAGAACAAACAAATTTGATTGTTGGGACTAATGGTGCGGGTAAAAGTACTGTATTGGACGCTTTAACTTTTGTTTTGTTCAATAAGGCATTTCGTAAAATTAATAAAAATCAACTAATTAATACGACAAATGAAAAAGATTGTCTTGTTGAAATTGAGTTCTCTGTAAATAGTCGGGAATATTTGGTTCGTCGAGGAATTAAACCGGGTGTTTTTGATATTATGGTAAATGGAGTTGCTCTTCATAAAGAGTCTGATGATCGTCTTAATCAAAAAATTCTTGAAGATAATATTTTAAAACTCAATTATAAGTCTTTTACACAAATAGTCATTTTAGGAAGTAGCACATTTGTTCCTTTTATGCAACTGACGACTGCTAATCGTCGTGAGGTGATTGAAGATTTACTGGATATAAGAATATTTTCAGTAATGAATACTCTGATTAAAGAAATAATTCGTCAACAAAAAGATGAAATTAAATCTTTAGAATTAAGAAAACAAAATCTTAATGATAAAGTTACTATGCAGAAAAACTTTATTGAGGAACTTGAAAATCGCGGTAATGCTAATATATATGCAAATCAAGAAAAAATTTCTAAGTTAAATATTGAAATTGACATTTATATGAGAAATAATTCTTCAACAGAAGAAGAAATATTTAAGTATATTAAGGAACAAGAAGAAGTCACCGGAGCAGATCATAAGTTAATTAAATTGAATAATCTTAAGGGTAAGATTTCTCAAAAAGTATCTACCATAACTAAAGAGCATAAATTTTTTACAGAAAATTCGGTATGCCCTACCTGCACTCAAACAATTGAAGAGGACTTTAGGTTAAATAGAATTGAAGATGTCCAAAACAAGGCAAAGGAACTTCAGAAGGGGTTTCAGGAACTTGATGATACAATTAAATTTGAACAAGAACGAGAGCGTCAATTTACACTTTTATCAAAGGAGATTACAAAACTAAACCATGAAGTTTCTCAAAACAATACTCGAATTTCACTCAATCAAAGACAGATGCGAGATCTTGAATCTCAAATTCAAAAAATTACCGAACAACTTAAAAATAGAAATATTGAAAACTGCAAATTAGATGAATTCAGGGAAAATCTTCAAAAAACAATTGAAGACATTTCTGAAAAAAAGGAAAAAATAGTTAATTATGATTTTGCTTATTCTTTACTCAAGGATGACGGAGTTAAGACAAAAATCATTAAAAAATATCTCCCCTTTATTAATCAGCAGGTAAATCGATATTTGCAGATGATGGATTTTTATATTAATTTCCATCTTGATGAAGAATTTAATGAGAGTATTAAATCTCCAATTCACGAAGATTTTTCTTATAGTTCTTTTAGTGAAGGTGAAAAAGCAAAAATTAATCTTGCTCTGGTATTTGCCTGGCGTGAGGTTGCTAGATTAAAAAATTCGGCAAACTGTAATCTATTGATTTTTGATGAAATTTTTGATAGTTCTCTTGATAGTTTTGGAACAGAAGAGTTTCTTAAAATTATTCAATATGTAATAAAGGATGCTAATGTATTTGTAATTTCTCATAAGGAAGGAATGCAGGATAAATTTACTTCTGTAACTAAATTTGAAAAGAGAAATGGATTTTCATATAAAACAGAACTGTAATAAATAACTAAAAAGTATTTCTAAAAATGAGAGATCAAGAACTTATTGGTTTATATGAAGCCTATCAGCAGGTTCAAGGACTTCAAGAAGCTGCACCTCTTCAAACTGGTGATGAAACTGGTACAGGTCCAAGATTACAGGATCCTTATAATGGAAAAAGATATGATGGTGGTGGTTATGGACCTGGTGGTAGATCAATAAAAGGACCAAAGAAGAGAAAAAATATATTAAAGATTGAGGAAGTAAAAATTGCCTCTCATTATTTTTGTGAAATGGGTTTGAATGAAATTGGTGTTCAAATTCTGATTGAAGAACTTGGTGCAGAAGAATTTGCCGAGTTTGTTTATGATATTTCTGAAGAGTATTATTTAACCGAAGAAAGGGCAGCGAAGAAAAGAACTGGTGGAAAATCTTATGCTGATGTGAAAGCAGAGATTGATGCTAAAGAAGCGGCGAAAAAGAAAGCAAAAGAGGGGGCGGCACTTCAAAGGCAAGATGCTATGGTTAGTGCCTCAAAGCAACAACCAAAAAAGAAAGGACTTTTGAATCGTGTTGCCGGTGTTGTTCTTAAGGGTATTGAAAATCACAATGCTGCCACTTATGGAATGGGTGCGGCAACAAGAGAAACTGCCAGTAAAATTGGTAAGGCTGCCAGAGAATTCGGAACAGGACTTATGAGTTCTTATGACAACTGGGTAGGACAACTTATATCCGATGGATATGATCTTTCTAACTGGACTGATGAGGGTTTGTTTGAGTATTATGAGCAACTTTGTGAGGAAAGTTTGGAGATAGGTCAATCTCCCACTCCAGGCGGAAAAACAAAAAAAACTCCAGTAATTCCACCCCTACCTCCCAAAGGAACTAAAGTTAATACTGGTTACAAAGAGTCTTATGAAATTGTATTTGATTATTTAATTTC